ACTCTTTGCTTTACTGGAGCATTTGTTCCTACTATAATTTCCATTTTGTGTGGTTAAGATTAGCCGTAATAATCCTGTACTTCTTTTGGTGTGGCTAAACGAAACCCCTCCTCTATATCAAAAATTGCTTGAGCAGAATCTTTATGCATTGCTACAAATGGGTGGTCCTGTGTGAACGTGTGTCCCAAAATGTCGTATCTAAAGTTTGCTCTTGTCATTCTAACTAGCACAGTATCTTCTGTGCGTTCTGCCTTTGGATCAAATACTGGGAGGATTTCAATTTCCTCTTTTGCATCTTCTACATCTTTAAGTGTCTTTGCATACACTTCGTATGTGACACCCTCTTCTGTTAGTGCTGCGATTATGTCTTGCTTGTTCTTAAGTCCTTCTGTCTCAACTGCAAAGTCTTCTGCAATTGCTTTTAGCTCTCCGACCTTTAATGTGTCAAAAGACATTTACTACTCCTTTTTCTAGGTAATAACCATTATAGCATTGTATAATTAAAATGAAAAGCCCCCAAAATTAATTGGGGGCTTTTCCGAGATTAATTCCTAATTAGGAAGCAACCTTAACGTTCTTTACAACTACCCAAGCGTCTGCCTGCTCGATTTGAACGCCAACACGAGTATACATTGTGTACTCGATTGAGTCCTTACGTGGCCAGAAGAAGCGGTAAACTGTTACGTCACGCTTTACGCCAATTACGACGTTATTAGGGAATGTCAAGTGGACATCTCCGTGTGAGCCTGATGGGCTTGCGTATGTACCAGCTTGTGTCTCTGGAAGAAGTGGAACTTCAACGATTGGAATACCAAATGCGTATGGAGCTACATATCCTGCAGGACCTCCTAGAACAGGAACATCACCACGGATAATGCCAGAAGCAATATCTTGTGGAGTAACATTCTGAATGTTCTGTGAGTTTGAGTATAGGTAATCTTGGATCAAGTTTGATCCTGCAAGGAAGCGAAGGTCTGTGCGACGTTGCTTGTACTTACGTGGCAAAGCCTTAAGTGCTGAGTTGAATACTGCACGGGAGATATTAGCTCCTGCTGCATCAACTACACGACCTGAAGTCTTAGCCTTCTTTACTACACCGTCAAATGACTTGTATAGTGCATCGCTTGAAAGAGCTGTGTCACCGTTAAGAATAACATCTTCGATGTCATTTCCTGCCTGTGTTGCCATCAAACGTGCAATGTGATCTTCAAGATCGGCACCTTCAATATTGTCTTCTAGAGACTCAGTTGAAAGTTCCCAATCCATGCGAAGCTTCTTTGTTGTTAGAGAGATCTTTGAGAAAGTTACAGCTGAGTTAACACCTGTATTGTCTCCTTCGGTTGCAAGCTTAACAAGCTTTTCTCCTACTGACATACGATCAATCTCTGTTGTGTCTGACTTCATTCGGACTGTACGTGCGACTTTTCCAATTACGGTTGAATCGAACATATAGTCTAGGAAGCGAGCTGATTGTTCTGGATTTAGAAGACCACCATTGCCGTTTTCAGACGCTGTGTGTACTCCTGCTCCACCTGCTGTTGATGCAAAACCAGTTGAGGCGGTTGTGCCTGCTGCGATTGCTTTTTCTAATGTTTCATTGCTCATATAATTCACCTACCCTAGTTAAATATTTCGTTTACGGAACCGAGGAAAGAACCGTTCCATTTTGATTTGTTTACTGCTGGTGCAACAGACCCGCCAAGGTCTGAGGACTTCTTAATTGCTGTATCGCCTTCTACGGCATCTACACGCTTTTGAACACCATCAATGGTGCCCTTGATTTCTGTGACAGCGGCACTAAGTGCACTGTGCTTTTCTGCTAACTCTGTAATTTGAGCATTTACGCTCTTGCTAAAAGTCTCTACAGTTTCTTTGATTTCTGAAACCTGTACTGCATTTGCCTCTGTAGCCTTGCTAAGAGTATCTGCAAAGAATCCCTTTAGGTCTACTAACATTTTTGCAAAATCAGGTTCTTCAACTGCAGCTTCTGCTTGAGGAGCATCAACTGACTTAAAGACATCTACAGAAGCAGAGTCTGCATCTTCTGCTGAATCAGCAGCTGGTGCATCTTCGACAACAGGAGCATCAGATGCTACTGGGGTCTCTTCAACGATTGCTACTTCTTCAACTGCTGTTTCTACAGCTGCTGCGTCTGTGCTAGTTGCGTTTAGTTTTTCCACTTCATTACCTCCTTGTACGTTTACCTGTTTTGCTATTGTTTGTATTCCAGGCAACGGAACTCTTGACTTCTTAAATGAAGCAAGAATCTTATCTATCTCTTTTGATTTATTTATGTCTGAGCTTTCAACCCAGCCAATTAGCGTAGCTTCTTTTCCAGTAACTGGAGAAGAGTATGTCTTGTCTGTTGAGATAAAAACAGAATCGCTTTCTTCACAATAAAAAATATTTTCTGTAACTACATCTGCGGCCATGCCCTTGAATATAAGCTGACCATTCATTTTTTCAATTGAAACGATATTGCACATTTCATTTGCTGGAGAGTCTACAATAGATAGCTCTACAAGATCATAGTCCTTAATGAATCGAACTGCTTCTCCTGTTGCTTTGTTAACTTCATTATCTGAATCCTTAATCTTTCCGCCGATTGAAAAACCAGAAAGAGTGCCATCAAGAACTTTTTCCCAAGTATCTTGTGCACCCTTTGAAATGTATGATGTTACGTAAACTCCATTGTAAAAAGTTTGAGACTTTTGATCATAGTATGTTTCTGGCTTAAATGAAACTACTTTGCCAACAGCTAAAGGCTGATGCATCTCTCTTAGGTTTCCTCTAAAACTTTCAAACGCTTTAATGCTTGCTTCTGCGGTAACTACGTCTCCTGTTTGATCTACATTGTCTAATGTAGCAAAGCCAGAAACAGTTCTATTTTCCCTATTCACTTTTGTGAACGGGACAGATAAATGAATGTTTTGGCCGTCGGAGGACCACTGGGCTTTTTCAATGTTCATATGCTTAATTTTAATGGTTTATCTACTATAATGCAAATAGCAGTTGATTAGGTTTAGTCAACCTTTTTGCCGTCGCCTTTTGCATTTCTGCCTTCTCCGACTTTATCGGAAGAGGCGGCAGATCTTTCTGAATCCCTAGCCCTGGTTTTACCAGCGGTTGCTTTTTGGTCAGCAGCTTGCTGTGGCTTTAATTCAACCATTTCATCTCCGCCGTCTACGGGAATCATACCCTTTCTAATTCTAACTTCGTTTGGAGTAATTACCTGCATTCTTAAATATCTCTCGTCTATTTGTGACTGGGTATCTTCGTCAGTCAAAGTAAGCTCTTCGAATTTAATTTTTAATGCATCTGTCTTTTCTTCTATTATTGAATTAATTCTTTTTTCAAGTCTCATTTGAGCTGGTCGGCAAACCTGCTCTTTAAATGTTTTATCTGCATCTCTGGCATTTGCCAAAGACACTCCTTCTGGAACACCAATTTTATTAATTGGAACTCTATGGGCCAATAGAATTTCATCTCTATTTGACTGTCTATAAATATTAAATGAGGACTCTTGAGCACCAGCTTCAACTGGCTCCATCTTAAATTCAACTTTATTGTCTGGGCTATCTGCTGGTAGAGGGATATACAGAGATCTGTGATTCTTTCCTTTTAGACCAACTTGGAAAAATTCAAGTAATTTTCTTTCTGATTCTGGTGAGAGCTTGGCTCCCTTTACAGTGATAATATATCTTGGTACCGCTTTGTTTTCAAAATAATCCAAGTTGTATCTGCCAGCAAATTCATTTCCAGCAAGTGACATCTGAGCTGCTACGATATCTGGAATACCGTAGTAGTTATTCATTGGAGTATATTTCTTTAAGTGAATAATTTCATTTGGACGATCTTCTACATCCCCAATTGGGTTTGGTGTTTCTGAATCTCCAAAATTTCTAAAAAAGACTGCCTTGCCGTAAAGCAATTGCATAAACCCATCTCGAAGTCTTCTAACACGCATAGTCTTTGCTGGGATATGTCCAATATACCCAATGTCTCCGCCTGTAGTTCTGCCAATTTCAATGTATCCGTTACCAGTTGCTTCTAGGTCTGTGTATACTTTTATTAACGTTTCCGTAAATGTATCTTCTTCGTTTGTTGCGTCTAGCCAGTCCTGAAGATCTTGCTTTAATTTATTTAGCTTTCTGCGAGCTCTATCTAACTGCTTATCATCTGTTATTGCATCAATAGCATCATTTGTTTTTCTTGTTTCCATAAAAGAATATCCAAGTCCAACAATGTTTGCAACCTTAGCATTGATAGCAGCATAATTGTATGTTGAAACTTCGTATATTTGTGAAAGATATTCTAGATTATATACTGGTTGTACAAGGTCAAACATTGCATATCCAGTAACCGCCGACTGTAATAAATTCTGTTGTGTTCCTGCTCCGTCTTTGCCAGTAAATGATTTTGCAAAATCTCTGTTTACTTTTCTTTTAAAGTTTGTGCCTAGCCCTCTTACTTTTTTAAGATCATCAATTCCAATAGCAAATGGGTCTACGTGTTCCTTTTCTTTCTTAAATGAAAATAGGTCTGAGCTATTTTTAACAGATACCTCATATGTATCTTCTGGTCCGTCTTCTAAAAACTGTGTCATTTTACAGCTCCTCCTCTTAAGATTGAATCTTTGTATTCTCCAATATCTAGAGGGTCTGGAGTAAGACCCCACTTAAGTCTTTCATTCTGATGTTCAAATTCTTCATCATCAATTTTTCTTCTGCCAGAAAGAAATTTAGGTTGACCTTCGGTAATACCATAATGTCTAACTGCATCTGCAAGTGAGGCTATTCTGGAACGATTGCCTTTTGTAGATGTTATAGAAAGAAAGTTGCCATCATCGTCTCCAATCCAACGACCATCTGGCATTTCCCATACGTATATGCCTAGGCGTGTCTCTTCAATGATCTGACTTTTTTGATTTAAGATTTCCATATGTAAACCAGTTTACCATTATTCCTAACAAAAGTCCATCTTCTGTACCAACTTAATACAATATTTTTTAAAAACTAGGGCCTAAGAGTCAAAAGATCTTACGAAGTAGGGGGTATTGTCTTCGCCAGTAGCACTTTCTCCAAAAATTATACCAGGGTCTTGCACGGCAAAGGAGTTATCTGAGCAATACATCTTGTAGTTTTTAATTGCTTCTGCGGAAGAAAAAGCTTTTGTATAAAAGGCCAGGTTGCTGTATGTATTTGCTCCACCATAATTTGAGTCATCCTGGTTTTGATTTATCTTAATATTAGTTGCAGCGGCGGATAAAACTATCATTATGTGGTGAGATACCCCATTTAATAGAAATTCAGATATGTTGGTAGAGGCGGTCCTGTTGACCCCATTTACATATATTGCGCTAATTCCATTTTTAGTAATAACCCCGCCATTTGTCCAGCTTAAGTTTGAAGAGCTTGATGAGAATAGTACATTCTTTCCTTCTCTTGGGGTAAAAAACATCTCGATAGTTCTTGGTTCAATTGCAATGTCTACCGAAAAGCCGTGGCCAGAATACATAGAAAGTCCGTTATATTTATTTTGCATTCTTACTGGAGAGTTATAGTATCCCAGAGAGTAATCATAATTTGAATATATTTTAGCACCACTATTATCAGAGTAAAAATCTTTATTTGAATATAAGTCTATTTCAAGCTTATCAAAATAAGGAAGATCAAATGAGGAGTCTGCCGTTGTCATGGTTACACGGATATCCATTATTGGACTCATAGAGTTTTCATTTTTATTGTAGTATGGGAGCGGTGCGTTATTTTTACATTCCGCCCATGATTCTCCTGGCACTTGTATTTCTACTAAAACATTTTTTACATCTTGCCCATAAGATATTCTTGAAGACACAATGTTTTCTGGATTTGGCACATACAGTCTTTGCTCAAATACAAATGATTTAGATTCTGGCAATTCAGTCTTTGCAAACTCTATCCTACTAAATGTTGGGTTGTAATATCCTTCACCTGAAGCAATTTCTGATAGTGGCTTGTTGCCAGGGTATCTGTATGAAACTGCTGGCTTAATGCTAGACGAATTTAATGAAAATAGAATTCCCTCATTAGAATAAACTATTTGAGAATATTTTGTTTCTTTGTAACCAGCTTTGTAATGACTAGCACATATATTGCTGTCTAGTTCATACCCATAGATTGCAACTGAATCAATCAGGAATATCTTACCAGGATTAGCTGGACCAATTTTTAAGTTTAACACGCTATTAGAAAATTTAACACTACCATAAATATTTTTTTGTGACATTAGAGACCCGTTTACATATAAAGATATTGCGTCTTTAGAGTAAGTTCCGACTATATGCATTGCTTGATTCATTGGGACTTTAGCAAAAACATACTGGTCCTCATTGCATTTAAAAACAACATTTTCATTTACATAAAATAGACCTATTTGATTTTCTGAATCTCCTACTATTAAATACTCATTAAGATCATCTGCGCTTGGAATAAACCATGCCTCAAAAGAAAATGGGCTATCTGGTCTCTTGCTAGTAGCTACACCCAAAGCCTTTAATGCTAAGTCTACACTCTCATTTATTTCTGTTCCTCTAACTCCCGCACCAACAATAGGAAGAACTTCCATTGCAGAGGCATCTATTGCATATCCTTCCATGGAGTTACCAGAATAATCTTTTATTGGAAGCCCACTTATGGCTGCGTATGAAATACCATTATCTCTTAAATCTGCGTATGTGGCATACAGTGTTCTTAAATTATCGTATACCCCAGCGGTTCCAGAACGAACTTCGTCCAATAAAAAGAAAGAAAGGGGATTATCTTTTAAGACAGTATATTTGTATGACATGTCTTACTGCTCTTCTAATGCTTTAACTCTCGCTGTAAGCTCTTGCACTGCTTTAATTAATGGTGATATAAACTGGTCATATCTTAGTCCTTGCATGGAATCCTCTTGGGACATGTCCATCTGCACCCAACCAGCAAAATCTCCGACTCCAGATTCATCTAAAGCTTCTTTTACCTCTTGTGCAATAAGACCATAGTGAGTTCTTGTTCCAGGGATAGAAACAAGGTCACCCTCAATTATCTCTGTCCCACCTTCAATAAATTTATATTTTACAGGATTCAAATTGTTTATGAAATCAAGACCGAGTGTGGATGGAGAAATTTCAGTTTTTAATCTTTGATCTGATGTGTTAATGGTTCCAGTATTAGAATATATTGTTTTCCAAAATCTATTTGAAACTACTCCATTTGCTGAATCTATTGGCTGCCCCATTGAATAAAGATTGTTTGCAAAAGGGTACCAGTTGGAGTTAACTCCGTATCCAGATGAAATTGGAATATTTAAACTTATTGTTGTTGGAATTGGATCAATTGTTGCGCTATCTCCAGGAATACCTTGAGGTCCTGTCGCACCAGTTGCTCCTGTTGCTCCACGTGGAATTGTAAATGCAAATACAGCATTTGTTGCAGTTCCAGTATTTGTTACAGATGCATTTGTTCCAGCATTTCCAGTAGTGGTTGTGCCTATTGCCAAAGTAGTAGGTCCCTGTGGGCCTTGGGGTCCAGGAATTCCTTGTGGACCTTGAGGAAGCACTAAATTTAAGGTTTGTGTTGGGCTTGTACCAGTTATAGTAGCAGCCGCTGTAGTAGCGCTAGTCACAGTTCCAATTTGTAAAACATTTGATGGGCCTGGGCCACCAATTATTCCGTCGATACCTCTTGGTAATGTTAGGTTTAATATAGCATTAGATGGTGTTCCTACATTAACTACTGATGCTGGAGTAGATGCACTAACAGTAGTTACAGTACCTACCGATAAGGTGCCTGAAGGGCCCTGTGGGCCTGGATTAGCAGCAATGAATGCTGCAATGTCAGTGCCAAGGTTTCCTAGGTCTCTAGGGACGTCTGGGGTGTCTGTGTAGTCTGGAAATCTCCAGCCATTTACTCCTGTGCTCATTTTTTTATTATACCACCAATTTACTTAATATATACGTGTGCGGGGCTCATGTATCTTGTGCCAGATGTAATTGGCTTAACCTCATGAATATAAGGCTGCTGAGAAGGGAACATTATTAGGCTTCCAGCTTTTGGCTTAATGGTAATGTTATGATTTGGGAAGCTAATTTCGCCACCATCATAATCATCATTGATGTAGGCTACCAAAGAAAAAGCTAAATCTTTGTTGCCATCTTGACCGTCAAAATGTGGGCCCATGGACTGCCCCTCATTCCAGGCCTTAATTGTTACTTGATCTAGATTTAAGTTGTAGTTATTCTTATCTAAGTTTCTTGATGCTAGATATCTTTCAGTGCACATTTCAAACGCCATTAAAAGGCTATTTGCTATATACAATGTTTTTTTATCTATAATGTCTGATCCAGTGGAAGTCTTCAAGGCACTTTTATTAATAACCTTTGTCTTGCCATAAACAAGGTTGGTGTCATTACTGGCAGTCCAGTTTTCCCATTTAGATATTCTAGAATAGGATTCTGGGTGTTCGTCTATTTCATTAATAAACCCTGGTAAATATTCTGGAAAGCTTAACGCATTTTCCCAATACCAAATATCTGGTGCAAGAACCTGTAGTTCAAACATCTGGAACTGCTTGAATTCCTCCATGTTATCCCTCTACTTCTTCAGCTGGATATTGCTCGCCATTAGATTTAATTCTTAGCCCTTTGTTTCTAATTTCTTCCCACTCTGTAGCTTCTACTTTTTGATAAGCTCTTACTTCTGCAAGCTCGGCTGCCCAAGCATCTCTAACTTCCTGTGGGTAATCTGACTCTTCTCTATCATCCCAGAATGATCCAAGTGTGTATCTAATTGATTTCTTTACTGTAGTTACCTCATGCATATTGTCAAAGCCGCCTGCAAATGTTACAAGAGTTCCAGTTTTTGGAACAATAGTTAGGCCGTGCTTAAAATTTAAAACTCCGTCTTCGAAATCATCATTCAAATAAAGAAACGTTGCATATCGACTTCTAGTAAATGCTCCAGATACTCCTTCATTTGATGTATTGTCTGAGTGCATATTTGCAAATGCTCCTGGCGCCCATCTTTGTGAGTGGAAGCTAATTTGAGACATTTGCTTAGGATCTTTGCCAGCCATTTCTGCTGTCACATCAATAACCCTTTGTCTTAGTACTGGGAAAAAGTCTGCTGGTAATCCCAAAGAAATTGTATCTGGGTCGTCTTGTTCTGGTGTTCCAGACGAGTATGATTCATAAAATGAAATTGGCATCCATTTTAATTCTTCTTTTTGCATCTTGATCTCTAAAACATCGATGATAGCTTTACACTCTTCTGGGGTTAAAAAATTATCATACTGAACAATATCTGGCTTGTGTCTAGTTATAATCATATTTCTTTCCATATTACTTCATCCCGCTTTCATCTTTATAGTTTGGGTCAAAGGTCCCACCAAATTGCTTTTCAATGTGCTGTTCATATGACACTACTTCTCCATCATTAAAGTAAATCATATTTCTTTTATCTTCGTGCTCTATTCTTTCTAATTCCATTTTGGCCCACTTGTAAGCGCCGTACTTTCTTTGATTTGCAAGCCATTCGTCTGTGCCATTATGAGGCACCATGATAAAGTTTCTAACAAAAAACTTTTCATTTGTATTAATCGTTTTTACTCCATGATAGTATGGCTGAGTAGATGGAAATACTAAAATATCTCCAGCTTTTGGCTTGTGATTAATAAATTTGCCATCAACATAAAACTCAATGTCGCCACCATCGTAATCGTCATTAATATACATTGTGCATGTTATATAAAACTTTTCCCCAGGCATATCTCTTTGTGAGGTTATATGATCTGTGTGATATTGCATGGTTAGCTTTGTCTTCAGGTTATCAACACCTGCGTGATATTTAGAATAAGAAGAGCCGCTAAAATGCCATCCTTCTGGCAGATCAACATTATGTCTTTTAACATAATCTAGAATTACTTTGTTATATGCAGCTTCTACTTCTTCAACAAACGCTTTTTCTTTAAGGAACATTTCTGTATCTTGAACTTCTGCAGAAACTTCTCTTAAATCTTTCTTTTGAGTATACGTTCCAAAATGCGCCCATGGGTCCCAAGTCTTTAGAAAGTACTGTCCGCCTGATGTTTTTTCTGAAGCATTCATTACTTCGTATAGCTGAGCTGGATCTTTTAATACATCTCTATACACATCAATCTTTGGGTAAAGCTCTATATGGTTTAATTCACTCATGGTTGTTTTTCTCCTGTATGCTTATGTATCGTCCAAAAGAATGGAGATGTAAATCTGTTTCCTGATTTTACTGGTCGGACTCCATGCGTATAATACATGTCTCCTGGGAAAAAATATGCTGCTCCTGCAACTGGCTGGAATTCAATTCCATGTTGTGGGAAATAAAGTTCTCCACCCTCATAGTCATCATTAAAATAAAATAGTCCAGCTAAATCATACCAAGGGAAGTCGTTTGCTCTTCCTTTTTCTGGACCAGAGTGAAATTCTTTATCTGCATGTGGCTCTTGTCTTGCGCCTACTGGCCATCTAACAATTGCTGGTCCTGTTTCTTTTGCGTCAACATTAAAGAATGCATCTACCTCAATTTTTAATCTTGCAATCATGCTGTAAATAAGATCTAATATTGTTGGATCTGATGCCATTAATGAATTATATGTACAAACTCTATCTTCCCATACTGTGTGGTCATAAAGGACCAGTCCGTCTTCGTCTCTATGAGTTTCAGTAATATCCCATATCTTATTGTTGCGAGCAAAGTCCATAAGTCTTTTGCGTTCTTCTATTGTCAAGAAGTCTTTTATTTCAACAATGTTATCTATAGAGTCTCCAAAAAATCCAGATGGAGTAATAGATTTTGGTAGGTCTTGTTTGTTCCATTCGTTTGCTAGCTTCATTTATCTATTATAGCATTTCTATTATTCAATCCATTGACCTTGAGCCTGATAGCTTTAACCTGGTGTTTTCCAATATTATTTTTGAGATGGTCTACCGCATCACGATAAAAATTTGACCATGTTGCTGATCTATTTAACTCATAAATTACATTAGAGTACTCATTTGAATCAAACTTTGGCTTTGGCAAAGACTCAACTGGCTCAAAGTTAATCTCTGAGTTCTGAAGACCTTCTAGATTTATTGGCATAATTGCAATTACTGGTGTTCCAGCCTTTATAGTTATTATTTCATTTGGCTTTGTAATCATCCATGCACAAGGGATCTCGCCAGGGAAAAATGAAGTGCTTACTAAAGTTGTAAATGGCACTGCGCCATCAACAAATAAATTTGGGACTGGCATTGATAGCATTGTAGTATCTTCATCTGTAGTAAACATTAGTCCAGTATTAAAACTTATAGTTCCGTTAGCTCTACCAGAGTACGCATACTTTTCTCCAGACAATATCTTAACGTGATCTGGAGTGCTATCTGAAATACCATCCCATATAAAGGATATATCCTCTGGAAAAGATATTCCCCAGCCTAATTGATTGGTAAGGCCAACTGGGAAACATTTATATGCATGTGCTTCATAGGTGTTGTCCATCCAGTCTCTTTTAATAGAAAGGGGAGTAACTTCACCATATCCTTCCCTAATAGTATAGGCTTTAATTTTATGCATATGGGTTTCTGCCAGTTTTTGCGTCTTCTTCAACCCATCTGGCTCTGGCTTCAAAAAACTCTTGCTTGTGTGCATGATCATTGTAGTCCAACATAGTTACAATAGAGAATTTCATTCCATCTTCTACTGGCATTGCTCTATGAGAGAACAAGTACGTTGATGGGAAAATGTAAAGATCGCCAGCTCTAGGTTTAATATCTAGCCCTAGCTTTGGGAAAAATAAGTTGCCTCCTGTATAATCATCGTTAACATATGCCACCAATGAAACTGTAGCGCTATAAGAAAATCCATGATCTGCATGTTCTTGAAAGTGTTGGCCCTTGCCATATCTAATGCAGTTCATTACTTCCCAATAATTCATCTTTACGCTATACCTATTGCAGTAATCTTGAACTGCTAAGTCTTGGGCCTTTCTTAAATCAGACCACAAATTACCTACTAGCTTTTGAGTGTCATTTAAAGGATTAGCCATTTCGCCAATTTTAATATCTTCACAGTCTCTGTATGAAGGTCTCTTTTCGCTATAACCTACAAAGCCGAATGTCCAAGCATATCTGGAGTCATTGTCTTTAATTGCGGACTCGCCAATTTCATTAAGCCTATTAATTACATCCAGGTCTTTTTTGATTACATCCCTATATACCCATACGCCTGGGAAAAGCTCTTCCTTTGAGGAAAATCCATATTCGTTATTTATAGTAGTCATACCTTCATTGTATCATTTTGAATTTACAAACACAATAGCAAAAGAGGGGGGCATTTTGTGCCACCCCTCTTTTTTATAACTATTTAGGCTATTGCTATGAAATTATTAACGATGAACCAAGGCTGTGGAGACGTTCTTACGTCATACACTGTAGATTCTGAATCATCCTTTTCGATTGAGGTTACTGGAACTTCTGAGATAATTCCATCCTTATCAACCTTAATTAAGATTTCTCCAATCTCAATATCTCCAGCATTTTTATAAGTAATTCCATTTTCTGTCTTTACAAATATTGGCTGAGTAATTGAGTAATCTTTTCCTCTGTAGTTGAACCCGATTAGGGTTGAAGTCTTTTCTGTTATTGAAAGAACCTCTGAATTTGTTAGAGATACTGTCTCTGGCAAAGCCTGAGATGTTTTATCTGATGTTAAGGATTCAATATTGATATGTGTTCCATCAATTGTAATTACCTTATCTCCAACTTTAAGATCCTTGGCTTTTGTCCATCCAGTTGTAGTAAGTATTACTGCATCTGGTGACAAACACTTGCCCTTAAAGCTCGGTGGGGCAAAGAACCCTGGTGGAGCAAACCAGAAATATGGTGGAGCGAAGAAGCTCGGTGGGGCAAAGAACCCTGGTGGGGCAAAGAACCCTGGTGGGGCAAAGAACCCTGGTGGAGCAAAGAAGCTCGGTGGGGCAAAGAACCCTGGTGGAGCGAAGAAGCTCGGTGGAAAGAATGGTGGGAAGAATGGTGGGAAGAATGGTGCTTGAGTAGTAATAGTTGCTGTGTTAGCTGATATTGCTGATCTGCCATTAGCATTGTCTGCATAAACATTGAAATATTGAGAAGTGTTTGCTTCATCGTCTATTCCTACAGATGTTGATGCTGAGTTTGCAGTCTTTCCATCATTAGCGGTAATATAATAGTTGGTAATTGCTTTTCCACCATTATTTGGCGCTGTCCATGAAATTGTATTTCTATTTACTCCTGCAGTTGCAGTTGGGCTAACTGGGGCATCTGGAACGGTTGTAGCTGTAACTGTTGGTGCGGCTACGCCGTTGCTATTGTTATCTAAATATGAATCATATGAAGATACCAAGTAGGATCTAGATGAGTTTGATGCAAGTCCTTCTATTGTAGCTGTATTTGTACCAAACGCTACAGTAGCAACTACATTTGCACCTTCGTAAACCTTATATCCTGTTGGTTGATTTCCACCAACTGGTGCCGTCCACGATACAACAATTGCTCCGTTATTAAAAGCTCTATTAGTACCTACATCTGAGGCTGTGACGCCTGTTACTGAATTTGGGCCAGTAAAGTTATCTTGGGCTGAGGCTTTTCTACCTATATTCTTTGACATGTTATTCTCCTATTTCCCAATTATGCCTTTAAGTCTCCAGCTAACAACCAAGTTGTTGCTGCAATCTTAGTAGCTGTTACTGATGAGTTTGTTGTTCTTAGTGTTGCACCTGGTGTTGCAAGAATTGTAACTCCAGATCCAGTTATATTAGCACCAGTTCCTGCTGACTGGTAGAAGTTGATTGAAGAACCAACTGCGTACTTAGCATTTCCTGTTGCTTCAAAGCTTATGTTTACTGCCCCTGATAGAGGAACTAGTGAGTCTCTTACTTCTGCATCTGTTCCAAGAGCATCAAGTGTTGTGCTTGATGACTTTTCTCCTGCAATTGTAGTAAGTGATGGTATACCAGCCTTTGTTTGAACCTTATCTGTAAATGCTACTCCCGCTGCTGCAACTGTTACTGTTCCTGTGAATGTTGGGCTAGCGATTGGTGCCTTTGCTGCAAGTCCAGTTGTAACTGTTGAAGCAAAGTTTGCGTCATCTCCAAGTGCTGCTGCAAGTTCATCAAGTGTGTTTAGGGCTGCTGGAGCTGATGCGATTACTGCATTTACCTGAGCTGTTGCGTCTGCAATAGCCTCTGACTTTGCAGTTGCAATTGCTGTTGCCTGGGCTGTAGATACTGGCTTAGCTGAATCTGCTGTATTGTCAACATTTGAAAGTCCTACTGAAGACTTTGTAAGTGCTGCTACTGCAGTTGAAACCTTTGTATCTGCTGCTGTTCCAGCTGCAGTAATAGCTTCTGACTTAGCTGTTGCTACATTTGCTGTAGTTGCTAGAAGTGAAGTATCTGCAATGCCATGAATGTTTGTTGTATCTGATTCGTGGCTTGAAAGTGCTGTTGCTGCTGAACCAATCTGTGTTTGAATAGATGAGGTAACTCCATCAAGGTAACCGATCTCTGTAGAAGAAACTGTTCCAATTGAAGTTGTATTTGGAAGAACTACTGTTCCTGTAAATGTTGGTGAAGCTGAAGGAGCCTTAGAGTCTAAGGATGTTCCTAAGTCTGCAACCTTACTAATTGTAAGTGCTGCATCTGCAACCTTTGCATTAGTAATTGCTGAATCAGCAATTTTTGCAGTTGTTACTGCTCCATTTACTATCTTTGCTTCTGTTACTGCTCCTGTTGAAAGCTTAGATGGTGTAATTGAGTTATTTGCAATTTTACCTTCTGTAACTGCATCTGTTGCAATCTTATCAGAAGTAACTGCGTTTGTATCAAGCTTGTCTGTAGAAACTGCGCTATTTGCAATCTTGGATGTTATAACTGCATTGTCTTGGATCTTAGATGATACTACTGCATCATTTTCAATCTTAGCCGCATTAACTGCGCTATCTTTAATTTTTACATTTTCAACTGAATCTGTTGCAAGCTTCTCAGCTGTTATTGCTGCGCTTACGATATTAGCTGGAAGAATTGCATTAGCTGGAAGTGTTGTAGCTCCAGTCACTGTAAGATTTACTGTATTGATACCGTTTGAATCTAAATTGGATAGTGCCAAATTGTCTAGTGTTGCCTGAGCAAAGTTTACTGTTGTTGTTGGTTCATCTGTTACATCCTTGAACAACTTCCACTTATTATCAGAAGCATCTCTTACAAGACCTGTGTGATTATATGTGCCAGTGTTGTGTGATGCAACAAAGCCTAGGTCAAGCTGGCTCGACTGATTCTCTGCTCCAATATAAAGAAGTGTATCTTCTACTGTAAAGTTTTGTGTATTTAAAGTTGTGGTTGTGCCATTAACTATTAAATTGCCACCAACAGTAATATTTTCTGCTGCCATATTTCCGCTAGTAGTAATATGTGCTGAAAGATTATCTAGCTTTAATTGTGATTCTGGAACTTTTCCATTATTGTCTAATGAAGCAACTCCACCTGCAGTTCCTCTATCTCCTGTCTCTAGATATCCTGACAATGAGCTGTTTACTCCATTAATTGCGGCATCTGTGTAAGCTTCTGCTGCTGTTTGAGCAGCTGTCGCTCTTGTGCCTGCTTCTGAAATTGCAAATGCCTTAGTAGCAATAACATCTGAATCTACTGTTACTGTAATAGTATTTGCACCATCGTTATAAGTCTTTGTTAATCCTGATCCTACTGATAGGGCCTGATTAATAGCATCTTGGGAAATTTCACCAATCGCTGCTGAATCTGAAGCGGCATATGATAGAGCAGTCCATGCGTCTGTACCATTACCAAACTTAAATTTATTAGTGTTTGTTTCAACACCCATTTCACCTGCAGCTAATACTGGATTTGCTGTGGTCCATTCAGAGGATGTACCTCTACGTACTTGAATTCTTACTGTTGACATTATGCCACCCCTTTAATTTGATATATTGAAATTATAGCATTTAAACCTTTATGATTTAGCATCATGCTACCAATGCTCCTGAATCGAAAGTCATTCCAAACTCAGTAGTTGAAGGATCTCCTCCAACAACAAACTTGCTAGTCCCTGATGGGGTAACTCCGTTTGCCTGAATTATATAGGTCGGCTGGCCATTGTAATCAATAGCTAGACCAACATCCATGAATGATAACATTGTGTTCTCATTTGGAATTTCTGAGTACAAAGCTATAGGCTGCCAAGTTCCATCAATTTGGACTTGTAGCCTATTTGTTGCTGTATCAAAAGATAGTGGGGCTGTTCCTAATACAATATTAGAATCAAACGTTGCTGTTCCAGCTACATTTAACCCATTCTTTACTTTAAAGTTCTTATTTACTGTTGCCATTTAAGTTCACATATCCCCTAATTGTTTTGGTGGGGTTTTTAAAAGGAACCCCATAACCTTGTTATTTAATTATTTTAGAAGTGTTCCAGATACCTTGATTGTTGAATCATTTACTGGATCTACTCTTAGCTGAACATTAGCGCCAGATACTGATGCTGTAATTGTTCCTCTTGATCCATTAGTTCCAACAATTGCATACTCTGTAATTGCTACGTTGTCTGATGAATCTAGAGTTACTAGAATTTCTGATATTTCATTGTGTGTTCCGTTGTCAATCTTAACAACAAACTTTCCTGAGCGGTAATCCGCCTTTGGCCACTCGTAAGCTGTTACTACAACTGATCCAAGTGATGTTGATGATGCTGCAATTTGCTTTGCTTGATCATTTACATTTAGTGCTGTAAATGCTGTTGTACCATTTTGCTGAGCTGTATTGGCTGCTGCTGCAGTTGCTTCCGCTGCTGCCTGAGCGGCGTTAGCCTTAGATGCTGCATCTGCTGAAGCTGTAGCCTCTGCTGCAGACTGTGCTGCGTTGGCCTTAGATGTAGCATCCGCTGAGGCTGTAGCCTCTGCTGCTGCTTGAGCAGCGTTAGCCTTAGTTGTAGCGTCTGATGCTGCATTTGAAGCTGCTGTTGATATTGCTGAAGTAACATCAGCTGAGTTAGCCTTTGTTCCAAGAGCTGTTGTAATAGTTGTTGTGTAATTAGCATCGTCATTAATTGCTGCTGCCAATTCATTTAATGTGTTAAGAAGTGCTGGTGCACCGTCTACTAATGAATCTACTGCAGTTGAAATTGCTGTATTACGATTTGAAACCTCTGTTGATATTGCAGATGAAAGAGCTGATGCTGCAGTTGCTTCTGCTGCTGCTTGAGCGGCGTTTGCCTTTGTAGTAGCGTCTGCTGATGCTGTGGCTTCTGCTGCAGCCTGTGCTGCGTTAGCCTTAGATGTTGCATCTGCCGCTGCAGTTGAAACTGAAGCTGCATCGCCTGATACTCTAAGTGCTGCTTCTGCTGCTACCTTTGTAGTTGCATCTGTTGCTGCTGCTGTTATTGCTGCAGACTGTGCTGCTGATGCCTTAGATGTTGCATCTGTTGCTGCTGCAGAAATTGCTGCAGATTCAGCGGCGGAAGCTGATCCGTATGAATCAAAGGTATTGGCATTGACTGTAAGGTTGCCTGAGCCATCTACTGAAAATACGCCTGAGTCAACTGACTTTACAAGAGTGGCACCGCCAACAAGGTTGAGGATATAACTATCGCCAGCCTGTGTGTTTTGGGAAAGTATTTCATTGCCAGCAATTGTTGCTGATGTGCCTTCAACGATAAGGCCCGATTTAATTCTAAAGTTTTTTACTACTGTTGCCATGTTTTATGACTCCTCTTGTTGCTTTTTTTTATTATGCTTTAAGCGCTGTTCTGACATATCTAACTGAGATAGAACCAGAAACAGGGGTGACTCTTAGACTAATTATACCTGAATTATCTTCAAAGGTATAAGTAAATAGATTGTTGTTTGTGTTTGAGATGATGTTAGACTCTGAAACCATTATGTTTGAACCATCGTGTGAAACAAGTATTTCTGATGTATAGACATCGGAACCCTTTGTAACCTGCATATTGTACTTTGCGGTTCTCCATGTATTTTTTGCAAACGAGTCTACGTTTGTAGGATTCTCAATACCATAAACTGCAAGATCATTGTTACCTTCTAATCCAAGAAGCTCCTGGATTGTATCTGTGCTATTGCTGATATCATTTAAAGCAGTCTCAATAGTTGAGACTTTGTATGTTAATGAATCTGGATCTTGTGAGCCATCTACACCAACCTTTATTTCTAGTGCTTCAATAGCATCATTTGCATTTGAGTGCTGTTGAGAATGGGAAGGTGCTGATAATGCGTCTGATCCGTTTGGATTAACAAGCTGATCAATACTGTTTGGATAATTGGTGGCCAATTGACTACCCCCTATGTGTGATTATGTTGCTTAGATAATTATACCCTAGGAGTTGTTACAGACAGAGATTATTTACCATTTACCTAAAGGACAAACTGCTTTTTCCATTCCAGTTTTAATCTTCATTATGCATCCGCATTGTTTACACTGTGTGGTTGCAGATATAAACTCTGGACACCCTTTACAAATACTGTAGCGTTCTTCCTTTTTTTCATCTGTTGTCCACTCAGTGTTTGGATTAACCATATCCCATGGCTTTACAGCATTTGGATCAAGTAGGTTTTCTTTTATTGTCTGCCATCTTGAGGTCATTATTAATCCTTATTAAAAGTTGTGCCGTCCCATTTCCAGCCCTGTGCTTGTGCTGGAAGTTGCGATATCTCTAATGGCAACTTTGTAAAGTTTACTATTTTAGGGTTGCTTGATAGAGCTGATCTTAATATTTCTGTTTCTAAGTTTCCTTCAGGTATGCTAAACCAACCAGCATACTCATTATCGACAAGGACCAAGAATACTTCTCCGCCAATATCATCTTTTATAGACATGTTAAATCTCCTTTTTCATAAATTATAGCATAATTATTAAGCTATGACTAGAGCTGAATTAACAATAAACCAAGGTTCTGGTGAGGTTCTAATATCATAAACTGTTGATTCAAAATCATCTATTTCAATTGAGCTTACTGGTATTTCTGAGGTAATACCCTTAGCATCAACGCTTATAATAATTTCACCAATTTCTATTTCACCAGCATTTTTATACTCAATTCCATTTTCTGATTTAATAAATATCGGCTGTGTAATAGAATAGTTTTTACCCATATTGTTAAATCCAATTAAAGTTGAATTCTTAAGCGTTACTGAAGCCACTGCAGTATTAGTCAATCCGACACTTGTTGAAAGTGGTGCAGATTTCTTTTCTGTAGATATTGAATTAATATCCATATAAAGATCATTAACTGTTATCAATAAATCTCCAACATTAATATTCTGAGCCTCTATTGGACCATTAACAGTCAATACCAATGCGTTAGGAGCTAGACACTTAGCCTTAAAGCTTGGTGGTGCGAAGAAGCTTGGTGGTGCGAACTTCGACGGGAAGCTTGGTGGTGCGAAGAAGCTTGGTGGTGCGAAGAAGCTTGGTGGTGCGAACTTCGACGGGAAGCTTGGTGGTGCGAAGAAGCTTGGTGGTGCGAAGAAGCTTGGTGGTGCGAACTTCGACGGGAAAGCGGGTGGAGCAAAAGTTGACTGCTCAACACATGGACCAATAATGTCGGCACATCCAGAAGGAGTAATACAAACAGTTTGTGTTCCATTTGTACCACAAGCACGAGAGTACTCAGGTGTAACACAAGTTGAACAATTAGTGGTTGTTCCTCCACCTCCGCCTTGTGGAGCGGTTGATTGGCATGCTGGATATCCAGATTGTGAACATGTTATATTGTATCCAGATCCAGTTTGAGAGCTGTTTGTTGCTGAAGTTGATTGTCCGCAGTTGCCAACTCCTGCATATTGTACAGATGTAGTACAGTACCAAATAGCTGCTGGGGCAACGCAAGTAGTGTCTGTTAATATATTTTCACAAGTACCTGGTGTATAGCATCCAGAATAATTTGTTATTCCAGAAGGGCATGCAGACGATGCTCTAGTACCTGAAAAGCTTAGGCTCTGATTACAAGCCTGGCATATTGAGTTAGAGCAGGGTACGCTGCCACCACAATTAGCTGAATTAACAGGAAGTGCGTCTCCACAACATTGTTGGTTGGAAGCAATATTATAAGAAGAAGATCCGCCCAATAATGTTCTTCCTAAGTCTGAACATGTTGAAGAATTAGCATTAGTTATTGTTCCAGTACACGCAGGCAGCGATGGAGCAGCGGTTGATTGGCATGCTGGATATGTGTAGTCTAGAGCAGTATCTTGAATTCTGCATGCTGTGCTATAACCAGTACCAGATGCAGAAATATTAGTAGCTGAAGTTGTATAAGAACAATTTCCAATTCCAGCACCCGATGAAGATGTTGTGCATAAATAAAGTAGTGTTGGTGCTGGCCCAGTTGATTGACATGCTGGATAATCAACTGTTGAACATGCTCTTGAGTATCCAGAGCCAGACCCAGAGTTATTAAAACTCGATGTAGTCTTTCCGCAGTTGCCAACTCCACCACCATTATAAGATTCGGTACAATACCAAGTTGTTCCTACTGGTACGCAACCAACATTTGTAGTTATATTATCACAAATTCCTGGTGTAAGGCAAACCTTTTGGACCATTGTTCCAGAAGGGCATACGCTAGTTGCTACGTTTGTATTTATATTATATTCATATGTACATGCTTTACATGCTGGAGTGTTACATTGTGCTGCTGAATCACAAATTACAGAAGAGGGAACCATTGTTACTGAGTTGCTGCTAAATGTTTTTTCTGTAGTTCTTAAATCAGTGGTTAAAACATAAACGGATGAAGTTATTTCTGTATTATCATAAGAAGTATTAGTGCTAAAATCAACTGAAGAACCTACTCCAAAACTCATAGGCGATCCATTAGAATACCATTCAGTTATATATGAATAAATTGAATCTGAATTACTCCAAGTTCCATTTGTTGAAGTAACTACTCTGCCATTTCTAGAAACAGTTGGTGCTGTTGTATTTACTGGAAGCTCAACTGTTGGATATGTAATTGTTAATGGTGGGGTTGATGTCCAAGAAGTTTCTGTAAATCTTGGAGAGGTTCCATTAATTTGTACTGTAAATGATCCGAAAGTTGTTCCGCCTACACCAAATTGCATAATATCTAAAGATGTGTCTGTAGCGCTATGGAATGGGAAAGAATATTCATATACTTGACCATTGTTGTATACTGTCCATCCAGTTGGAGTTATTAAATTACTAGACCAAGTCAGTCTTCCACCCCAGCTAAATGAAGTCATTGTGGCGGTTACAGAAGGTTTAATTGGCTTTAGATCATATACTATTGCATTTTTACCATACCCGCTAAGATTCATTCCAGATGCATTAGATGTATTTATTGGGTTAATTAATATTCCTAGAGTTCCTGAAGCTGAGCCAGTATCAATTGTAAATTTGCAAGTAGTTCCTTGTGTAATGTACACTCCCTTTGCTGCATCAGAATTATTTACCATGCTAGATATTTCTGTAAATGGAACTTCTGGTCCCTGGTACTGCATATAATAGTCGTTAGCACCCTTTACCTTTTGCCAAGTAAACTCCACTATTCCGTTTGAAACAACGTTTACATTTATATCACCAAGTTTTTCAGGTGCAATTACTGGGCTAGGTAAAGTATATACTGGATCAGTATTTTTACCAGCGGCATTTGTTGCTGTAACTTTACATCTAACAACGTATCCAACATATTTTAAAGTTTGTTGAGTATTCCATTCATCTTCATCTAAAAATAATGTGCTAGATGTTTTATCTAGTATGTTTGTCCAATTATATCCAGATGGTGTATATGGAGATTTTTCCCATTGATATTCAAAAAGTGTTGGGGAATTTTCCCAATTTCCACTGGTTGTTTGAACAGTTTCTTGTGCTGCATAAAAAAATGAAGGGCCCTGTATAGAAAGAACTGGCAAGGCTGTATTTTTTGGAAGTAAGCTAAGTAACGGCTTCCACTCTGATCCGTCCCATATATATGCCGCTTTTGATTCATTCCAAGATGCACCATCATGGATTTGAATCTTCTTTAAAGGATTCCAGCTGGAACCATCAAAAATGTTTAGCGGCATTCCAGGCTCCTTAGTATTGTATGTAAATATCTCCAGCAGAATTACCGCTTGAAGGTGGTGTCAAATCTGTGCCATATGTAATTTTATTTATATTAGAAGATGAACTTCCGTTAGTATACGTTCCATTTATGTTTGTATTTGCTTTATCTGTTGCTGATGCAATTGATGTAGTAATAGATTCTGGGATTACAGATTCAAGTATTTTACTACTAGAATCTAAGCCAGCGTATCCCCCAGCTTGATTTTTTTCAGCTTCTGGTTGATACCCGCCTAATGAGTTATCAATGCTATTTTTTGCTGTGTCAGTATAAGCTTTTGCTTCTGTTAAGGCAGCTGCAAGGTTAATTGATGTAGCGTAACCAGGAATTACTGGAGTTCCAGTAAATGTTGGAGAGTCAATTGGAGCATAAATTGTTGCTGCTATAGATGAATCTAGTTTAGTTCCAACTGTAGTTATTAATGCAGCTAATCCATTTTGATTTTGATCTGCTTGGAAAGCAGCTGCTAATTCTCCAAGTGTATTTAAAGAATCTGGTGCAAGATTAACAATATCCGCAATTGCAGAAGTTATGTCTGAAGTTCTTGCAATTGTAGATGGGATAATTGAATCTTGAATTTTGCTATTTAAGTCTAAGCCAACTACTCCCCCAGGAGTATTGCGATCTGAGTAAGGTATCTTGCTATCTATATCAGTTCTTAGCTCTGTTCTCAAATCATCTACGGCTGAAAGTGCAGCATTTAAAGAAGCAGTACGTGCAGCATTTGTTGCTGTTACTGCTCTAGCATTAGTAAAATATAGGTTTGACCCTTCTCGCAATTGAGATGTTGATGTAATTGCAGATGGAGCTTCAAAGTTGGCCAATGATTCATCTATATAGGTTCTTGTGTTATTAATTAAAGGAGTTACTATATCTGAAACTCTTTGATTAGTAAAGTATAAGTTGATTCCTTCTGGTATTACAGATGTACTAAGGCTTAAAATGGCTGTGTTAATTTTTTGATCTGCATTTTGTCCAGCTAAAGTTACTGCGCTATTAGATTTTACTGTTGCATCAGATGCAGCTGCAGTTATTGCGTCTTGGAATTTTACTCCAGTGTGACTATTGGCAGAACTTAAAGCTTGTGCTGCTGATCCAATCTGATCATATAGTCCCTCTACTGCAGATCGTGCTCGTGTGCCAGTAAAATATAAATTTGTTCCTTCTGCTATATTTGTCGTTGAAATTGAAGACATAGCATTTTGTAATGCTGCTGCAGCTTCGGCATCTAATGAAATTTGATCTGGTAGTTGAGATAAAGGCAATTTACCAGATGAGTCTAGAGTTGCAACTCCATTTGGCTCTCCTGGCTTCAAAGCATAGGAAGACAGAGAGTTCCATCTTTGTGTACCGTTACCAATTTTAAATTTAAGGGTATCTGTTTCAATTCCAATTTCGCCATTTAAAAGCAATGGGTTATTGGTAGTCCAGTTTGCTGCTATGTCTCTTCTTAGTTGAATTTTTAGTGCCATTATGAATTTCCTCCGTCAAGTGATGGTGCATCAAAGTCTTCGGAACCGCCGCCACCTGTTCCTATTTCTGTTATTGATTCTTGTGTGCCATCAAATAATCCAGCATCAAATAGTGTCTCATCAACAAAAGATGGCTTATTTAAAGTATTGTCTGGATTACCGCCATCGTATCCTATAATTTCTGGTAGTACTGTTCCTGGAGTATCTGGGTTAGACAAAGACTTAAATTCAACTTGATTTTGAATATCAATTGTATGAACATCTCCATCAAATGTGTGGGTATGCATGTAAAATGGCGTTGGATCTGTACTTGGTGGAGTAAGCTCTATCCAAGTAGTTCCATTATGAACACGTAAATTTTTTGTTACCGTGTTAATGTATATTTCACCAACTTGTCCAAACACTGGGTCTGTTGACAAAGCTAAGAGTCTTAGTGGTACTAGCATTTGTCTTGACATGATTATCCTACTACAACTACTCTATATTCTCCAGCAGCTGGTGCGGAAGCAAAGTTTACAACTACAGCATTTGCAGTTGATCTTTGAACATCTGCTTCTACTTGTGCAAATGGGATTGCGGCTTCAAAAATCTGAACAGTTACATCTGTTGTTCCAAGGTTATGTGTAACTGTATATGATGTTGCTGATGAACCTAATGTCTCGGCATACTTTCTTGCAATTGCATGATAGTTTGTTCCATTATTAGTTAATGTCCACTTGTCTGATGTTTCATTCCATAAAATTTCTGCATCTAGCTCTGATCCACGCTCTACAACTATACCTGCATCTGTAGTAGGTGTTCCAGTAAATCCGCTGTTAAGCTTTACTTTATTATCTTCAATGTTAATCTGTGTTGTATTTACAGAGTTAACTGTTCCAATTACATTTAAGTTTCCGCCAACTTGTAAGTTACCAGTAATTTCAACATTATCTGGCAAGCCAATTGTTACTGCAGCATTATGTCCACTGTTTGGAGAGACAGTAACTTCATTTGCTGTTCCAACAATTGTTGCTACATAATCTCCAGTAGTTTGTGTGTCTAGTGGAATAACTAAATTTGCTTCGCTTGCGCCTGTAAGTCTACCTTGCTGATCAACTGTAAATGTTGGAACTTTTGTAATTGATCCATATGTTCCAGCTGTTACTGCTGTATCATCTAAATTTATTGTTGTTACATTTGTGCTATCGTTAAATACCTTTGTTAAACCAACTCCGCCATCTACATATGACCCAATTGCGTCTGTAATAACTTCTAGAGAACCAGATGTGGAAATCCATTCTGTACCATTCCAGAAATATAGAATATTGTCGCCAGTGTTGTAGTAAACCTGACCTGATACTGGACTTGAAGGCGCTGCGCCTAAGTTTTGAATTCTAGCATTAAGTAACTCATTTTTGTTTAGATCAATGCTAACTAAAAATTTTCTTGCCATCTTTTATCTCCTTTTTAGGACAGGTATGCTGTCCCCGAAAATGGCTGGGCCATTGTCAATGTTATTTGGTTAATACTATTATAGTCTATTCCCGTTTCTAACAAGTCTCCCGAACTGGACTTAACGGACACATTTGGGTGGAACTGTAAATTATGATTTATGGACACAGAATATACTCCATTTACTGGACCAGTAATTTGACTCATTTCCCAAGAATACATATATGAAATTTGCTTGTCTAGGATAAAGCTTTCTTCTATATCCCATTCATCAGATATAAGAGACTTTGGGCCCCAGAATCTTGTGGTCAAAGTGTCAAAATAAAAATCTCCAGGAACTCCGAGGGAATTTATTGGATTGCCTTCCCCGCTGATAATTGTTCTTCCAGGAGCACCTGAAGCTCTTACTACTACTAATGGATTATTTTCGGTTACAATTAAGCGGGTTGCCATTATAGTGTTACCGCCCTATTTAATGTTAAATATCCTTCTAGCAATCTTGTTACATTTACGCTAGGATCAATTAAAACTAGATCATATGCAGACTTTGGGTAAAAAAGCTTTTTAGTTCTTTCTGCTGAAACAGAAACTGAAAGCTTTCCAAGTGATGGTGTTATTGTTATACCGTCTACATCTGAAAGAGTAAATGCTAACTTTTTTCCACCTTGAGTATCTCTTACTTGCATTTTTGCTGTGTGGTGATTTAATTGTATTGGTTGATTATCTTCATCAAGATATTGCACCTCAAAAGTAAACGTTGCATTCTCGTCTACCTGAAAATTTTTTTGAGCTGCCATTTTTTACCCCTAAAAAGAAAATACCCTTACACTATTTTAGCATAAGGGTATTCCCAATTGACTAATAATTACTTGCTTGTAAATCCAAATTCTTTATTGCTTGGACTCAAAGCCTTTAGGATTACTGGAGCAATTGCTGCCACGCCAGCCGCAACCAAATCCTTTGGATTTGTATTTCCAGTCATATATAGAGCTGTGGCTGCTGCCAAAAATGCTCTGCCGTATGTTCCAATTGCTGCTAAAATCTGCTCTTGCATAGTTACTTTCCCATCTTTATTTAAATCAGCTTTATCAAATTTTTTGATAGCCATGTTATCATCTCCATTTGGGCCTTGTTGCCCATGAATTTTGGTTTTACCCAATACTTAAGTTTACCACTAAGCCGAAATATCCACAAGTTCACAATTTCCATCTGAACTGCAAGCCAGGGTGGCATTTGTAGAAGTTCCATCTTCTGTTTCGTAGAATGATAGGTCTTCCCATCGAATATTTTTTGGCATTTGTGCTGCCAAATCATCATACTCTTCTTTTGAAATTTCTTGATAAGGGGCTTGCTTATATGTGTGCTCTGAATGAGGCAGGAATGAAATTCCAGATACTTCATCAAAATTTTTATACACCCAGGCTCCAACTTCCATCCATTCGTCTTCTTTTACCGAAACAGTAATAGAGGGCTTGTGCTCACACCAAGCACGTTGGTACACTAGCCAAATATTTAAATGATCAATTGCAGTTAAATCATTTCTAACAATTGCACCTTCTGGTGCCTTTACTGGAAACGAAAATACATAAGTTTCGTTTGGCTTCATTACGTCGTCTTCAACTGGAATTCCAACTTCCTTTAGGAAGGTAGAAATAGGATCTCCTTTTGAGCCACGAACTGTACGAATGTAATATGGTGAATGCCATGGATGCATTCCTGAAGATACACCGACCAATTGAGAAACTGTTCCAGAAGGCTTTACGCATGTAATTGCTGCAGACTCAGGAATCCCAATTTTCCCAGACTCTTCTCTATTAACTTCTCTTGCCTTGTCACGCAATGTCATAAGAAATGCTTCTAATGAAATCAAATCTTCTTTACCAGACATAAATTTGTGACCAAACTGTCCAGTTAAAGAAACTCCAAGTAGTCTCTCTTCTTCTGTATTGTCTTTCCAAATCTTACGCAAGTATTTGAAATCAGTAAGAGTAGATTGCCATGTTCCAAGGATAGTTGCTAGCTCTACTTTTCTTTCAATTTGCTTTTTAGTATCATTTTCACGCAATACAACTTCTGAAAGATTACAGAATTGATAAGGGCGAAGAATGATTTCAGAGCAAGGGTTTGTTCCATAATGAATCTCTGGGTCTCTACGACCAAACTTGGCTGCTTGCGCTTGTGCTGCTGCAACATTATAAATTCCACGTTCTCCAGATTTTGAATCGTATAATGATTTCCATTCTGCAATGAATTGTTCCATTTCTGGCTTACGAGAGTATGCAACAGAATTATTTGATAATGCACGTTGTGGACTTTGCTCCCACCAGTTTCCTGACTTGGCTTGTGCCATTTCAATATCGTTAATATTAGACAAAGAGATCATTGCGGATCGTCTTACCCCGCCAACAACTACAACCTCACCAATTTTGCACATTATGTCATGACACTCAATTGGCTTTAAGTTTCTTCCAGTTGCGTTCTTAAATTTTGCAATTGTAAAATCAAAAAGGTTTACAAGTGGCTGTGGTCCAGAAGATCTTCCACCCATTGTTTTAAGTCTTGCACCTGCTGGGCGAACCTTTGAAACATCAATTGCTGGAATATGTCCAGTCCATAAAAGTGCAAGAAGCTCTCGGTATGCTTTTGCCCAACCTTGCTTAGAATCTTCAACTACAATTACAGTGTCAGATTTTTCAAGTTTTTCTGGGACGGCAGGAAGTTTATTAATATACTTATATTCTACTGAGAATCCAACACCAGTTCCGCACATCAAAACATACATTGTTTCATCAAAAGAACGTGGAGAATCTACTGGCAAGAAAGCGCAGTTATATCCCGCTACATTATCTCTTTCAAGTGCTGCGCCAGAAGTCATAACAGATCTCATGGATGGCATAACATTTCGTTCAAATACAAACTCTTTTAATTCCGCAACAAGCTTCTCATTTGGAATATAATTATGGTTTTCTGCTAAGTGGTTAGTCATGAAAGAAAAATATCTATCTACTGTCTCTCCCCATGTTTCTCTACGTCCTTCTGCTTCTACCCATTTAGCATATCTGGATAGTGCAATAAAATTTTCATAAGGGTTTTCGATAGTATTTTTCATTTGTCGCCTTTTCTTCCGCCTGACGGATTGATTGTTTTTTGAGTGAAGTCTAAGTGTATCAAACTTTTTTATAAAAGAAAAGAAAAATTATTTTTATTATTGTTTTTTAGTTAACTATAATATATAATACTCTATATATGTATATATATAATATATGTTGATTTTGTTGATTTGCTGACCCCCCGACCCCCCTATTGGAATTATACTAAATAGATATTCTATGTCAAGAGGAAAAGTATTTGACATGTTCTTATCTACAATGGTATGATTATACTTCGCTATCTCTAAAGGAGGAAATGCCAATGGAGAATATAAAGAAAAGCTTAAGCGATATTGTTCATCAATATGCTGCGATTGCAATTACAGTAATGTTTTTGTTTTCCAACACAGTTAATGCAACACACGCAGAAGCTCTAATAGTAAAACCAAAGACAGAAGTACAACTTAAGAAAGAAACCTTAGAGAAGTACAGCAATACTGTTTATAAGCCTTCAGAAATGCTTTCAGACGAAGAGCTGATTGAACTACTGGCAACAGTAGGCTTTGAAGGAAAAGCCCTTAAAACGGCTTGGGCCATTGCAAAGAGGGAGTCCAACGGACGACCACTAGCATATAATGGTAACAGGAATACTGGAGACAGTTCTTACGGAATTTTTCAGATCAACATGTTGGGTAATCTCGGCACAGATCGTAAAGAAAAATTTAACTTGAAGTCAAATGACTCGTTATTTGACCCAACTAAAAATGCAGAGATAGCGTATCACATGACCAATGGCGGTTTAGATTGGTCAGCTTGGAAAGGTTTAACCCCAAAAGCAATGGAATTTTATTTAAAATTTCCAACAAATTAGAAAGGAAGTGTAATGAGGATACAGTATGTGTCTACTTACATTAAACTTTCGGAAGAGGGCCTTGTTCCCAAGCTTTTATGCCCACAGGATCAAGGCTCTCTTTTATGCAATGGCGATGGAGAGTCTTTAATATACCTATATTGCATAGAATGCAATTATAAAAATACAATTGGTATAGCTAAGTATGAAGATATAGTAAAATTAGTAGATGAACAAAAAAGAGTTTGAGTTTGAGTCAGGCATAGTTTCCGAGACGGATGCTATGGGTAGAGAAATATGGTGGCTTGATGCAGGACGACCAGAAGGCGGAAACGAGTAACTTAGAAGATAACCTACCAATGGTTAATTATATAATGTTGCATAGAATTTATGACTTACTAAGTCTTATATCAAACAAAATCGTAGGATCAGAAGATACTCAAAAAATGATATCTTATCATGAGGCTGGATACTTGCTTGGTCCAGTTCCCTCATTTTCCCCACCAGAAGATCCAGAATAAAATCCTTGACTTAGATATAAAGTTATAATACAATTAACATTCAGGTTGAGATTGTAAAGTTTCCCTGATTGCATGAAGATGCACAATACCCCTACGGATCCGCCTCTGTAGGGGTATTGCATGCTATAATATAATTACTATGGCACACCATTTTGCAAAGTGGATGGCAAGTCCACAATTTAATCATAGCTGTGATGCATCTTGTAAAATTAAAGATCACCATAGCCAAAAGTCATTTTTTAAAAGACTACTAGAAAAGGTTGGTAAAAAATAATGTTTTACGACAGAGAAGATTGCATTAAAGCTTCTTTTTTCCCAGATGACTACGGAACACCTAGCGGAGTTTTTATTTTTAAAGGTTTCTACACTGATGAAGAATGTAAAACAGTAGAAGATGAATTAAAAGACTATGATCTTAAAGACAAATATAAGGATACGCTTATAAGTTGGTATTCAAACAAAATTAGCCCACCATTAAAAGCAATACACCCACTTTGGGAAAAGGCAAGCGAGCTTATTTACCCAGAATACGTAATGCATCCACAAGGCAATGTTTTAATAATTACTCCAGAAATGAATGAGGGAATGTTTACTCATTCAGATTCACCTGGGAAGGGAGAGTGCCACAGACTTTCACAGGTAGATGTTTGGAAAACTTGCTGCGAATTAGACTATGGCCTAGTAGCATACTTTGGAGATTTTGAAGGCGGAGAAATTTTTTATGTCAACATTGATGCTGAAGGAAACAAGGCAATGGGGACTCCAGAAGACAATCAGCTTACAATTAAGCCAGAAAGAGGAGACCTTGTAATCCATGGTGCATTTAATCCACATGCACATGGAGTAAAGCCAGTTACTACTGGAAGAAGATATGCGTTCTCCAACTTTGTATTAAAGGCAGAAGATAATCCAGGTACATTCTATAATTACAAGACACCAGAGTATTACGAGCAAATCAAAGATAAAGACAATCTTTCTCTAAAAGACTTTATTGATATTTGGATGAGGCCGCTCAAAGAAAATCCTCAATTTACAAGAGAAAGAATTGAAAAGTACAAGGCTTCTGGATTAGAGGGCGAAAAGCTTTCTGATGCCTTTATGGGCGAGTTCAAAGAACACTAAAACAAGAAATGTTTTAGTATTGCGGCGGCTGCCAAGCAGCACCAAATAATATTAAAGACAATTATTGTTGGTAAAGTCTTTCGTGTGGATGTCCATATAAGTGACATACTTGATGCAAGTGCAAATACGTAGAGCCACCACCACTGTTTGCCAAAAAGCAGGCCTGGGACAATTATAGTAACCTTAGTCATAAAAGAAATAAACTCTATCGTATTAGTGATATTCCAGTATGATCTAGATTTCATTTTAGATAATACGTACTGTATATTATTCATTAAACCCTCCGTTTATCTTTAAGAACTCATAATGCTTACAGCTTTTTTTAGACAACTTCTTTTTAATATCAAAATTTGAGTGAATTTGTTTGCTAAAGATATTAAGGTTTTTATCTGCAAAATCTATTAGCTTTGACTGATCCATAATACCATTCCCATATGCAACTATATAAAAGCTATACTCTGGCCACATTAAGTCATATTCATGTATTAACTCAACATTTACAATATTGTCATAAACTGGCTTTAGTGAATCTGGCATCTTATTTTTTATTGTAAAGTCTTTCCAAAAACTATTATTTGTCTTGTTTGTCATGTAATGTAAGTATATAAAATCTTTAACTATTTCAGAGTCAGTATAAGAGCGACTATTAATCCTGTCTTTCATGCTAAATGGGTTAAAGATATCTACCTCTGGGTGAAAAGCTCTATTTAAAGCTGCCGCAGTCATCTGCAGAGAAGTAGCTTCTAGCGGTTCAACAAAGTTTGCAGCTAGACCTACAGCCATGCAGTTACCAATCCAAATATTTTTAAATGTTCCTGGATCAAAAACAAAGTGCTTTACAAACTGAACTTCACCATATTTTTCAACAATTTCTTTTCTAACATCCTCATTAGATATAAGTCTTGAGTCATATACGTATCCACAACCATATCTATGTTGTAAAGGAATTTTCCATACCCATCCAAAATCCATAGCGGTTGATTCAGTGTAAGGCTCTATCTCTTCTGGGTTATTCATCTCCATAAAAAATGCCTGAGCAGAATTAGCTGGTAGGCTATCAGAATAGCTAATCCATTCCCCACCAAGTTTGCCACCTAAGAAATACCTGGCAAATCCTGTACAATCTATTAAAAAATCAGTCTCTAATATTGTATTGTCTTTTAATGTAATTGACTTTATGTCTTCACCATCAATTTGGCAGTCTACAACTTCATTTTCTATGTAGATGACTCCTCTTTCTAAAGATTTTTCTTTGAGGAACTTGGCCATAACTCTAGCATCAAAATGAATAGCATGCTGAGAGTAGTATTCATAATCTACGTCTACGTTACCATAAGGTACCCTGTTTTGGTCTGATATCATTGTGTAGTAGCAATGATCTTCATCCTTCATTTTGTGTGCATATCCAAATATTCTTGAATTTAAGAAGTGCTTATCTTTAAACTCAATAGACTCGATGAAAGGCGATATGTTTTGCTCAAAAGTAAAGCCGTGCATATAGCTGCCGCCATCTTCAGACCAATTGGTGAACTTAATTCCGTTTTTAATTGTTGACTTTGTGTTTGATATCAAGTCTTTAAGACTTATGTCTAGATAGTCAAATGATTTAAGCAGGGCTGGAACAGTTCCTTCGCCAGCACCCAAGATGCCTATATCTAAACTTTCTATTAGCATAATATTTTCGTCTGGGAATCTTTTTTTAGCGAATAGAGCAGCTAGCCATCCAGCGGTTCCGCCTCCGACTATAACTATATTCTTTTTATTCATGATTATATTATACCTTTCGATAAATTCAGTGTCATATAGTGCGAAAAAAAGTGCGTCGGCGAGAAGAAGACATTTTAGTCAACTGTAACATATTGTTCCACGTGAAACATCTTATCTGATATACCCCGTAGTCGTCCTCTAGAGGCTCTCTAAGCCTTTACTAGGCTCTTTGCCTATCCAAGGACAGGGAGGGGCCAAAAAAGGGCTTTACGTGGATATTCTAGATTTTCCCAAGAGATATCAATAGGACGTATATACCCATAAGTAACAAGGAAGCTTTGACGGTGAATATATATACCTTAGATGTCTTATAGTTCATCTTCGTCCTCGATATCAAAGATATCTTTAATCCCGCCCAATCTTCTTATCTGATCATACATAAATATGCTGACAGAAAAAAATAGAACAGTAGGGATTAACATTCTTAAATATTTTTTCTTCATATAGTAATTATACTATACATAATATCCTAGTTGACTAGTAATTTTATACTGTATAATAGTTATATGAACTATACAATTGAGCCATGGGCAGACAAGCAATTAGAGCAAGGGTTTCTGGACATACTACAGAAGCAATCTACTACAGATCTTAATCTAATAGGTAAGTTTGATATTAAATCCCGTGCACCATGGGAAAGATATTACATTCTATGGAATGGTTTAGAAGCAACTAAAAACCTTGCAGGAAATTTTGTTCAATGTGGTGTCTACATGGGAGACCAAGCCTATTTTATGGCAGATGTCTCCGACAAGACTGTGTATCTATTTGACTCCTTTGAAGGAGCAGAAAACCTTGGAGAGTTTGACAACGAATACTATGTTGAGAATCCATACAAGTGTTCTGTAGAAGATTGTGCTAAGAACTTAGCTGAATTTGATAATGTATCAATTAATGTTGGTCGTGTTCCCGCCAATTTTGAAAAAGTAGAACAGATATCTCTTCTATATGTAGATGTAAATCTATATGAGCCAACAAAAATTTCACTAGATCAATTATGGTCTAAGATTGTCGACAATGGTATTCTAATGGTAGATACACATGACAATTACTCTACTGGAGCTACTAAAGCCATCACAGAGTTTGCTGCAGCAATAGGTAAAGAGATTCAAATGTTACCTACTGGTATTGCAGTAATTACTAAATAGCTAAAGGACTTAGCTTATCAGCAAATAGCTTCCAAATCTTAGCCATATGCTCAGGCTTTAATCCATCTACTGGATGAGGAGCATCTGTATGTGTCATAGATGGAGTTAGCTCAGGTACTCCAAGAGCATCTAGGATATCTTGCTGAGTAACAACTATTTCAAATCCCGCTTCTTCTGAATACTTATGTAGTGCAGCCAGAAACTCACGATTCTGATCAATTCTTTCTTCATGTGTGTAGTATGGGCTAATGCCTTCATGCTTTAGTAGCATCTCAGTAAACTGAGGTAATGGCTCCATGACAACTACTTTAGAATTAGGAAAATTAAGCTTAATGTTTTCTATAAAAGCTTTTACTGTGATATCTGCATTTTTATACTTAGGTAAAAATGTTCTTGTATCTACATACCCCATCCATAGAGCCAATACACCGTCATCTTTAATAACTGAAAATGGTTGTGGCTTATGGTCTACAGTTCTAGCAATTTCTACACCAGAAGACATTTCATCTTCTTCCCGCATTTGCTCAATACTAAATCCATGCATCTTCTTAGCAGCTTTAGGCCAAGGTATAAAAGTAACGTCATACTTTTCTGGATAGTAGTGTTCAATTGCCCTAGACAAATGACAATCGCTGATCATATATACATTTTTCATTTTATATTAGTCCCTTATCTATTTTTTCTTTTAACGACAAATACATTTTATAGCTTTCAAATTCATTACTTGGGTATATTGCATGTACGTACCTATTTATTTTTACTCTTCCAGGAGACGATTCTCTAGGCACCCTATTCTCATTGCCTTCATTTTTTACCGCCTCTATTACTTCTGGTACAGGGATTTTTACAATTTCTTCTTTAATATTAAAATGTTTAGCAACTTGCTGTACAAATAAATCTGGATTTTTTGTTAGTGTATCAAAGGTTAGAATTTTAACATGTTTTAGGTCTTCTATGTTTGTAAAAAAATTTATATATCTAGATTTTTCATTTATGATTTGATCAATTACAGACAGTATGTTGTCGTCTTCTAGAAGCGCTATTCCATGAGAAAAGTATCTATGCTCAGATGACCTTAAAAATCTTTCAGCCCCAGATGCAATAGCATCATGTGGATCTCTCAATATAACAAGTGTTGGAGATTCTTCCAGTATGTCTTTTCTTTCATGGCCAACAGCAAGAAATTCTACTTTATGGTTGAATGAAGGTCTAAGTAAATTTAGTGCAAAGTTTAAACCCGACCCAGCTGGGCATGCTATTCTTATGGTCTTCATATTTTTATTATACTCTCATTAAATTGTAGGAGCACTGAGATTTGAACTCAGGATCTTTTGTATATAAGACAAATGCTTTCACCAGACTAAGCTATACTCCCTAGTTTATATTAAATTGCAGAATTATTCCGCATATATAAACTAGGATAGCTATAACGCCTACCCAGATGATTGTCTTCATTTACCGCTCTTTGTTTTCTGTGCCACTTTTTCTATACACTTAGTGCAGAAATTTTCTAGAGTACCTTTAGAGTTAATTCGCTCCACATACTTTGGGTTTTCGCAAAAGTCACATTTCATATTATTATTATAGCATATTTTCAGTTGACTGAATAGTATCTTTAAATAATAAGTACTCTTGGTGTGCATGCTTAAGTGGTTCGTAATTTTTTACAATATGATCTAGCTTTTCTCTAAACTCAGTTTTTTCTCTAGGAGCTCTAGTGCTATGTCCACTATGGCTCTTAATAAGAGATTTGGTGTCTTCAGCAGATACCCTCTTGTCTAGAAAATCAATTTCAAATTTATCGGATATCAATTTTAAAAATTTCTCTGGTTGCTCCGTCAAAAATTTAAAAGTAACTGGAGTTATATAGTCGACTTTTTGAGCAAGGTTTAAAAATCTATAGTACGTAGATAGGTGCAAAGGTAACTGATCACTTATCATTAGGTCCACATTATCATTGTAGAATTCTCTTATGCGCTCTGGTATTTCTAGAAAACCAGCTTCTATACCTGATGCCAAAACATCGTATGGATTTCTAATAACGCATATATTAATATCGTCTTTTTGGAAACCAGTTATTTCGTGTAATGGCCAAACTAACTCTGCCGCCAAATTATTGCGTAGTAGCTCTCTACAGAATATCCCGCCTGATCCTGGAGGAGAATTTACAACTATAGTTTTTGCATACATATGTTAATTATAGCAGTATAGATCCTAGTTGACTGATATTTGAGATTTCATAAAATGTTAATAAATTTTTAATTTGTATGATACACGTATTTAGAATGTCCGTTTTGTCTACATAGTCCGCACATAGGCTTAAGGGCTTGAGCGTGAATGTGATAGACCTCACAAAACTTTTTTTAGAATACTAGCGAGTAACCCCCTTAAATGTCAGTCCCCCCTGCTATGCTTAAGGTATAACAAAAAGAAAGGAGCACCATAAATGCTCACTCAAAACACACTAGACAAAATTGTCTATGAATACCAACATGGTGGCGTTAAGTCTAACCACCCTGAATTAACTACCTATGAGCGCAAGGCTCTGCTGAAGCACCTCTTCAGCCTACCTACCTATTGTAATCTATGTGAGCAAGGTCACACACACTAAGTGTGTGCCTTCCCCATAAATGTCAGCCCTATACGCTACAATTTCATAATAACCTACTAAAGAAAGAAGCACTCAATGTCATACGCTTACTCATACCAAACTAACTCAGTATCTAAGTGGGATACTATCCAAGAAGATGTCGCAGACGCATACGCTTATCTAGATGAAGCAGATGAAGAACAACCGCCACTAGATGACTTCAATGATGAAGATGATGAACAACTAGCAAAACTATTCGCACTAACTTGGGAGAACTAATAATGACTATCACTTACTCACTATGGCAAGGCTCGCAACTACTAAGCGTAGATAACAAGGCTAATAGCGCAGATGAATTACTAAATGTAATGACCGAACTAAATAAACTAGGTAAAGGATTTACCTACAATGTAAGAGGAGTAGAGGTTAAGTAATGCTAGCCGACGGATTAGAGTTATACATAACAAGCGACTACGGATTAGAGTTAGATAGTTTCTTAGGGGCTATCTACCTACCTTGGCACACTATCATTATCACCGCCCTAGTAATAACCGCCTATAAGATTTATAAGAGAAAGAAGAATAAATAATGACTACTAATCGCATACTAACTACGCTAGTCCAACTAGGTATCGGTATTCCCGCCCTGCTTATGTTGCGCCTTGTAATAAAAGACCTCTTAGAGAATGGATTAGAATAAATGATGACACGCAAGGACTACACCGCAACCGCCGAGATCCTTTCATCTTATAAAGATTTAATCGGTGATGAATTTACCTATCATGATTTAGTAGAAGACTTTGCGGGAATGTTTGCAGAGGATAACCCTAACTTTGACCCCGATAGATTTTTAGAGGCTTGTAATAAATAAATAATCTACGGCGTGTCGGCTTGACAAAGTCAAGCTGGCCCGCAAAAGCACGGGGTCGGGCGTGTCGTTATGAACTTGTTATAAAATCCCCTGAAAATTTACGGCGTGTCGATTTGACAAGGTTATCCACAGATCTCGGGCGTGTCATCCACAGGCGTTATGTGATTAGTATCACATGAGTTGAGCGTCTTACTATGTGGACTTACTGGCTAGTAGGTAGATAAATGTCAGTCCCCTAATGTATAATGTCTACTATAACAACAACGAAAGAAGGTCACTCATGAACCTAGACGAATTCAAGGCGCATGTAATCGCCACCCGTCAAGCAAGCAAGGCAGAAGCCTTGTCAGTGCTATCTGCTACAATGTCCGTATCAACAACAACGAAAGAAGGCAACTAATGTCAGCAAATGTCTATACTGTCGAAAATCTCCTAGTGGGAAAAATGTATTACTCAAATTCTGTAAAGGGAGAAATTATCTCCGCAGAAAAAAATGATGATGTCTGGTATTCCGATTCAGACACTTACAAGGTGCAGGTGCGCCCTCTAAATTCT